CGAGCTTTCGGCAACTACTGGAGATGCACACGTCCGACCCTGTCTTACAGGGCTTTGACGCAGGAGGATGACGTGGAAGTTTTGGATAAAGCAAAAAATTTAGCCAAAGATGCGGCACGGAAAGTTGCCCAAAACGCCAAAGAGTTTGCGGACGGACAAGACCCCGAACGCAATGCTATCCGTTTTTATGAAAGGGATTTTCCAGAAGGGGATGAGTTAACACCCTATGTCCGCGAATATGCGAATGCCCCTGCGGGCGGGATGGATCAGCAAATCCAGAAGACAAAAAATCTTTTTACCACTGGGCTTGTGGGGTCTGGAAACAAGGGGCGGTTGATTGACGAGACGCAGAGGCCCAAAGGCTACCAGCCAGACCCGTCCATTTTTCAGTTTGAAAGAGATTCGCTCAATGAAATTTACGCCAAATATGCCAGTGGCTTTATCAATGAACTTGCCAAGGGCAACCGCAACCAAGCCATTCAGGCTGCCATGGAAATTCGGAGGGATATGAAACGTAAAGGCGTCCCCGACCTTGTGCCAGCTTCATTCTTTTCAAATTTACTTGAGCAGGAAAAAATATACCGGGACGCATACGTCATGGATCAGGAGGAATAAATTATGCAAATCTGGAACTGGATCACTTCAAACTGGGAAGCCGTGGTGGCCGCCGTGGGTGCGGTTGTCCTGGCTGCCCGTCTCATCGTAAAACTGACCCCGACTCCCATGGACGATTCTGTCTTGGAAAAGGTTGTTAACTTTCTCAAAACCCTCGGCTTGCACATAAAGTAGTTCCTACGGCGACAAACAGAGGCAGAGTGATTCGTGCCATTTTGGAGATTCTGGCTGGGTTGTTTCGTTTTATGCCTGGATTCCGTGACCGCAAAATTGGCCAGCTTGAAACGGCTTGGCGCAAAAATCGTAAAAGCATCGACACTGATCTTGGCCCTCGCCCTTGGTGGCTGCGCCACGACTCAACCGCCGGTGACGAATACGACCGGGGGCGTTGAGAGTCTGATGAAAGACCCAGCCTACGCCGAGGTGCGCCAAAGCTCCCCTGCCGTCCGTGAGTGGGCAAGGAAAGCGCTGCACCTCGTCAACGACCTGTCGCTGGAACTTGGCCGCAAGAACGCCCAATGAGCCGCAGAGCCGACTACCACCAGCGGGTGCTGGACTCGCTTAAGCAAAGGGAGACCTGGGAATCCCGCCAGAGGCTTTTCTACCAAGCCCGCTATTTTGGCGTGCGCCGCAAGGTCAGGCCCTGGCCCACTGCCGCCGACCTGCACGTCCAACTGATCGACACGGCCATTGAGAAACTCAAGCCCTCTTTCGTCAATAGCGCCATTGGCAACGACATCCTTTCCAGCTTTGTGCCGATGCGCCAGCAGCTCGCCCCCATCACGGTGTCTGCCGAGCGGTGGTTTGACCACCAGATGCGGGAGAAGTCCAATTTCCAAAACGAGATTGTTTCCGTCATCGACCACACGCTTCTCTATGGCCGGGGCACGGCCAAGGTTGTCTGGGATGACGAGGCCAAACAGGTGCGCTTCGAGGCCATCGACCCTTTCCACTTAATCGTCCCCTACTACACCAAGGATCTGGCTCAAGCGGACTACATCGTCCATGTCATCCGTTTGTCCGTGGACGCCTATGAGGCAAACCCGCTTTACAAGCAAAACCAGGTCTTGATTGACAGGATCAGCGGCAAGGCCAGCGAGGCGCAGGGGGTTTCCACCGAGGTGCAGGACGAGATTTTCCGCCGGGAAGGCATCACCGAGGAAAGCGAAAAGGACAGGATTGTTTTGTGGGAAATGTACACGCCCGGAAAGGATGGCTGGACTGTTGAGACCTATTCGCCCCTTTCCATCGAAGACGACATCCGCCCCAAGTTCACCCTGCCCTACGATCACGGTGAGCCACCCTTTGTTGACTTTCCCTACGAGATAACCGGGGGCGGTTGGTACAGCCCTAGAGGAGTGGCCGAGATCCTCCTCCCCAGCGAGAACCTGTTGAACAAACTTAAAAACAGTCTCGCTGATTACGTTGAGCTGGCCAACCGACCCGTCTTTGAAGCCCAGAACCCGATCAGCCTAAACACGGCCAATCTGAAGATGGTGCCGGGGCAGATTCTCCCGCAGGGGCTAAAGCCCGTGCAGTTCCAGCAACCGCCCTTTGATTTCCAGAAGCTCATGCTGGAGGAGCGCCTCTTGGCCGAGCAACGCATGGGCAATCCCGACTTCGGCGTTGGTTCGCAGTTCCAGGTGGCCGACCGCAAGACCGCCACCGAGATTGCCGCCATCCAGGGCCAAGCCGCCGCTTCGGGCGACCTTCGTAACCGCATCTTCCGCATGAGCCTTGCCCGCCTCTTCAAGCAGGCGTGGCGGCTCTACACGCAGTACGCGAAAAAGGATTTGATGTATCGCTACGCGGATGAGACCGGCCAGATGGTGCCGGAGGGTATCCACAACGAATACTCGATTGAACCCAAGGGCGGGCTGGACTTTATCAATCGCCAGTTTGCCCTCCAAAAGTCCGTGGCCCGGATGCAGATGTTCGCAGGCAATAACTACGTCAACCAAGGCGAGCTGGTCAAAAGCGTTCTTGAGCAGGACGACCCCAGCCTTGTTCGCCGCCTCTTTCAAGACCCGCAGGCCGGTTCGGGCGACCAAGCCGAGGATCAAGCCAGCGAGATTGCCACCATGCTTTCGACGGGCTTCCCCGTCAACGTCAAGCCTGCCGACGATCACAAGGTTCATATCAGCGTCCTGTTCGCCTTCCAGCAGGCTGCCCAGCTTCGGCAACAGCCGCTTGACCCCTCTGCCGTGCAGGTGCTTCTCCAGCATCTCCAGCAACACCTGGCGGCCTTGGAGCAGACCGATCCCAACACGTCGCGTGCCATCCAGAAACAGCTTCGTGACGCAGCCAAGGCCGAGGCCAAGGTTGCCGATCAACTAGCCCCGGCGCAGACGCCGGTGGTATGAGGAAACTCAGAGCCATTGTGGCCTTCGTTAGAAACCAGACCTGGGTGGATGAACCCAAATGGTCGCCGGAGGACGCCAAGGAACTGACCCACTTCCTGCAATCCCCCGCTGGCAAAAGATTTTCCCGCATCCTGCTCAATCTAACGCTGCGTCAAAACAGCTCGGCGGTGCAGAAAAAACCTGACGCACTTGCGGAGGCTTGCGGGTATGCTATGGGTTTTCGAGGATGTGTGGCGACCATCGAGTCGCTGACATCCCCAACCTCGCCCGGAGCGTTTGACAATCCGCCCGGAGACGATGAACAGATTGTCGATTGATTCACCCCTTGGCTCATAGCCTGACCCCTTGGCCACGGGTGTAACAGAAAGGTCGAAATGGCAGAAGTGAAGGAGCTATCGGAACTGGACGTATTGGCGATGGCAACCGCCGCCGACGAGGGCCGTGAATGGCAACCGCCGGTGGAGGCACCCACAGCCGAACCGAAAGCAGAGACGGCTCAAGCGGAGACTAACGAGGCGCAACCCGCGACGCCCACCGAAACCGAAACCAAGACCTCCTCGAACGAGGGGGCGGTGGAAAAGGAAGCGGAAGCTACCCAGACCACCTCGACCACCAGTTCATTAACAACTCAGTCCGAAACCAGGTCGGATGCGGCTTCCGAGAGGAAACCGAGCCGATATGAAAAAGCCAAGTCCCGTCTTGAAAAGGAGTGGGAGGATCTGCGGGCCGAAAAGGCCAAACTTGCCGCCGAGCGCGAAGCAGCGGCCAAGGCTACCCAAGCTGGTACGCAGCCATCTTCAGAAGCTCCGAAGAAAAGCTCTCGCCGATATAGCTCGGAAGACTACCGAGAGGCAGCTCGAAGCTATCGCAACGAAGGCAACGACGACATGGCGAAAGCTGCTGAAAGCAAAGCGGCTGAAATTGAGGAGGAGGATCGCAAGGAGGCGGAAACCCGCACCCAAAGCGAACTCAAATCCGCGTGGGATCAAAACCTTCTAAAAGAGGTTGAGTCCAACCCGGAACTCAAAGACAGCTCGACCAAGCTCTATAAGGCTGTCAGCCAGCTCCTCCAACAGCACGCCATCCTTCGCAACTACCCTGCCGGGATCAGCGATGCGGTGGGGTTGGCCAAGATGCACCTCAAAGCGGAGACCGCATCCGATCTGGAAAAAAGACTGAAAGACGCCGAAGCCGAGCTTGGGCGTCTCAGAAAAGCCACCATGCCAGCGTCGGGTCAACCGACGGCACCGGCCAAGGTCAAAACCTTTGACGAGTTATCGTCGGAGGAGCAGGGGCGAGAGCTTCTGCGAATGGCCATGGCAGCCGACCAGAGCTGACAACGGCGGGTGGATTAAAGGAAAACTAAACCATGGCTATCAATAACACTGCCCAACCCGCCGGGTTGATTACGCAGTTACAAACCTTTTTCTCCAAGCAACTCTTGGAGAGGCAGATTCAACTCCTGCAAATGGAGCAGTTTGCCGAGAAGGTTGCTTACCCCACCAAAAGCGGCGGCAATAAGACGATCCGCTTTTTCAAATTCGACAATCCGAGCATCAGCAACATCGTTGCCCTGACCGATGGTACCACGCCCTCCACTGGCGAGCGTGACCTCACCCTCTCCACGGTTGAAGCCAACCTGGAATTCTGGGGTCAGTCCATTGTGTTGAGCGATCAGCTCCTGGCTGTCGAACTCTTCAACCACATCGCCCAAGCGACCAAGCAGCTTGGCGAGGATGCGGCGCTCTTTGCCGACACCCTCTGCCACCGCGCCCTGGTGCTGGGTACCACGGTCTCGACCGCTTCCACAAGCGTTTCGACCAACAGCTATGTGCGCTACGCGCAGAATGGCACCAACGGGACAACCTTTGCCACCTCTTCGGCGGCAAACAGCTCGCTGACGGCCATCGACCTGCTCGATTCCGCCACCTCGCTGAAGATCGCCCGTGCGCCCAAACTGCGTGACGGCTATGTGCTGGTGGCCCCGCCCCAGCTCACCCGCGACCTGTGCAACGATGACGACTTCCTCCGGGTGTCGTCCTACAGCAAGCCCGACGCCATCTACAAGGGTGAAGTCGGTCGGCTGTTCTCGATCAGCGTGATCGAATCGACGAACAATATGTCCTTCGGGACAGCCACTCCTGGCGTTGCGACCAACTCCACGGCGACCGGCCCCGTTCATGCGGCCATCGTTCTGGGCGGTCAGGCGTTCGGCGTGCCTCACCTCACCTCCATCGCGGCCAACGGTTCCCCGTTTGCCCCGAAGGTCACGGTGATTAGCGGCGCGTCCAAGGAAGACCGCTATGACCAGCGCACCATCATCGCGTTCAAGGCCGCGTTCACAGCCAAGGCTCTGGACACGAACTTCTACCGCGTGTTGTTCTCGAAGACCAACTACAGCTAAAGATCATGGGAGCCATGCTTGTGATTGGTATGGATCCCCGGAAGGCGGGGGAGGGTAAAACCTCCCCCGCTTCTTCCCCTCAACCCAAAGGTTCCGTGGTGAAACTGCCCGCATCCCTGTTGGAAATCGACGGCGATGATGGCACGGCCACCCCGGACATTGGCGACGAGGTGGACATGAGCGGAGTGGTGGAGAAGGTGGACGGCGAGACCGTGACCATCCGCATTGCGGAGGCCATTGTGGACGAGCCGGAAGCCGAGGAAACCGCCCCGGAAATGTCAGAAGAAGATTCCCTTCGGGAACTGGCACGGAAATCGGACGAGGGCGAGGAGATCGGTTAATGCCTATCTACCAGTACGAAGACAGCCGTAACGGCTCAGTCGTCGAACTGGAGCGGCCTGTGGCCGAGCGGGACGAAGTTCCCCCTCACCTCAAAAGGTTTTCGGTGCCTCAAAAACTGGTCTTGGTCGGCGTAGGTGAATCCGCGCCCGAACCCGGCTCTGACCATGTAAAAAATATACTACGCGGATATTACAAGTACGAGTGCCGTCAAGGTTCTCGTTTCAAAAGCTCCTACACCGCTGACCAAGTCAAACGTGCGTGGAGCCAGGAGTAAAAAATATGTCAGCATCAAATCGCTTCGTGCGTGCGCAGACCAAGGCCAAAAGCCGCTCCATCCGTGTGGACACGGGTGCGACCGACCCGGCGCTGGCTCTGACGACGGTTGCTACTGGCGGCACGGTGGACACCGTGGCCACCTCGGCCAACTCGATCAAGATCACGCTTAACGGCACCAACTACAAGATCCCGGTCTTCTCGTAATCGCCATGGGCCGCGTACTATCACGCATTGCCCTGGGCGACGCAGGCACCACCCTGTCCACCGGCGGGACGTTCAGCGGGAGTTTTGACGCTGTCTCGGCGTTTAGCACTTCCACGCTGGCCAGTGTCACCGTGGACGGGGTTGCCTATACCGGCTTGGCCGTGGCAGCGGGTGGCACCATTCATGGTGACATCACTGCTGGCAGCCTGACCAACGGCGGCGGCCTCGCACTATACAAGCGGGCCGTTTAACCGGGCTTACCCGTCATGGGCCGCCAGTT